CTTTATTGTGTGGATGTTCAATCAATAGTGATTCAAGACCAAATTTAGAACCGGTTACGGCGTTCTCAGGTTTATCTTCAACCCAAAAACAACCTGAGTCACGGTATGCTTCAAGAGCACTATCTTTATCACCACCACATGGTAGGCAGATAAGTTCTTCAAACACTTTCTTACCGAATACTGCTTCAAGGTTTTTCATTCGAAGCTTACCAGCATATTTGTCAGTCGACAGTGAAGTGATACAATGGAAGATGTACCCGTGATCTTCATTGAGTTTTTTAACATATTTCTTTGCATCACGGAATGGTGATAACCAACCGATTGCAGCAGAGCAGTTAAAGTACTCACACATTTCTTTTGCTTTATCATATGACATATCAAAAACTTGACCCATATCATATTCAGCAATGTCTTTTGCGTAATGACCACGAGCTTCCATCCATTGATAGAAGGAGTATTGCCAATCAAGCAATACACCATCACAGTCGACTAAAATTAATTTTTCACGTTTATTCATAATATATTTCCTTTCTTAGGATGCGAACCGCCGGATTGCAGCACGCTCATCGGTTTTAAACATTTTGCCAGTTTTACCACAACGGAAAACAAAGGCATATTTTGGTGAGCGGGTTTTGTACTCAATGAGTTCATCACCATCACGGTTTTTCATAGAAAGACCCAAACGGTCAACTTCCATTTGAAGAATGCGATCAGTCATAGTAACCGCACCTTTAACTTTTGCTGAAACTTTGATATTTACTTCAGCATCACTGAAAGACATATTGCCAACTTCAATATCAAGGTTGCTTGATACACCATAAGATGCAAGTAGTGCACTCATTTCTTGACGAAGTGATTTCAGGTTTTTGCGATCAAAGTTTTTAAATTGTGTAGTCATTTGGTTTTTCCTTTTGTTGATGATTCTAATATAACTGATTCTACGGAGAATGTCAATGGTTAATTTGATTTAATTTCAAATTTATGCCGCCTCCACCGCTAAATTCATTTCAACTTCTTCCATCAACCATGGACCGTTATTCATAGTTGAAGCAAAGAACCATGCTTCACCATCAAACAGGTAAAGGTAATCAGCACAAGCATATTCACGGCCATTTGCCAGAAAATCTTCAACTGAATTGTATGTTACAGGAGATTGGTTTGAATGTACTGACTCATCTAAAGATGTTTGCAAGTCTTCTTTTAAACCTGAGATATAACCTGCATTAGCAACAGCTTTTGCTTTTTCAGGAGTGTTATATGATTCAAAAAGAAGACGGCCGTTATAAGCAAGATAACCATCGTAATGGCAATATGTTGCTGTAACTGTACCGTCTTCGTTGTAGTTTGCGATCATTGATGAAGTACCCATAAGATTGATTCCTTTTGTTTTACCTTATAGAATCAATCTACACTATTTGTACTCAAATGTCAATAGTTAATTTCTTTTTAAATCATTTTTTTCAGCAAATGTTTCGTTACGTTCATTGTGTTTAGTTTTTTTCCTATCACGGCGGTTCTTCATACGACGTTCCTTGTTGGTAACTGATTCGTCTTCATCACCCCATTCGTCATCCATATAATCTTCGCGGAATTTCTTAAACGTTTTTGCCATTATTCTTACTCTTTTATTAGATCAGGAAATGCTTTGACTACGGTTGATTTGCGCAATCCTTTAAATGATTTTTGTGCTATAACATAGTTGGCCAAAAGTTTGGCATCTTCATTATATATATCTTCAAGCAAACTTATGAATAAACCTTCTCTTTTGACTTGATTCAAATTGTCATATCCACCACCTTCAAGAAAGATTTTCATACGCCGCATTTCACGGTAAAGCATTAAGCGTGCTTCATCTTCATATTCATTTTCTTTCCAAGGTGGAGGCGATTCAGGTAGTAACCACTTAACTGATTTGTCATAAGTAAGCCGTAGGATTTCACGGAGTGGTTGCGAATCATTTTTCAACAACCACTCAATCTTTTCTTCAGGTTTACCCATATTACCGAGCTCAGCAATGATTTCTGAAATTGCTAATTTTTTTACCATCTTATTAAAAATCCTGTATATCTGTAATTAAGTTTTTCAATTTACGCTTGACAAAATAATCAAATAGATATTGCCGTCCGATGTCTTTCGGTGCCTGCCATTCCGAACGAATTTGTTCTACGTAATTAGCAGGGATTTGACTTAGGTCAATCATCATTTTATTACGGTGGAAGCAACGCAATGTTTCTTCATCCATTTCAGATGTACCTTTGAGTAATTTTTCAAGGCGTGGTTTTGTCATTGCCTTTTGACGTGTGCCTACTGCAAGGCAATTGTCAGGACTCAGAACATTTGGTACACCGTCACCTTTATCACCACGAAGGATATGCTCATTGAGATAATTCGTAGGATTATCATTACGGATCCAACGTTTGCGAACAGGATCATACTGATCTACATTCACATAGGATTGTAATTGGATATAATCTTTATCACCTGATAGAACAAGGTATTTTTCATTACCGATATTTAAATCAGTACCTTCATCATGGCAGATGGTGCCAATAATATCATCAGCTTCACAGTGATCCATATGAATTACTTTATATGGAAAGAATTCTTTCAACTCATCTCGGATGGTATTCATAATACCAAATAATACATTCCAATCGAGTTCAGACTCATCTCGTGATTTGCGACGGTTTGCCTTATAATAAGGATATGCTTCACGGCGCCATGAATTTTTGCCGTCAGCACATATAACGATCTCACCGTATTCTTTTGTAAACTTTTTACGGTTAGAACGAATTGAATTTAAGAACATATGTCGAATAAGATTTTCATCTACATCAATGTTCGTGTGATTACCGATGCTCGCAAATAGCGAGGCAAGGATAACTTGGTTATAATCTACTAATATTGCCATTGTGTTTTCTCATTTCAATTTGATTTATATAAACTATATTAATCTAACTCTTCCTCAATGTCAACCATTTTTTCTTTAAAACTGTTAATATCTTTTATTTCAATTTCCAGTATATCTTTTGCGATTGATTGAAAGTCGTGCTCAATTCCGTGTGCCTGTAAAGCTAACGACCTTATTGATTCTAGGACCATCATCATAGAAGGCATAAAGTGTTCTATATTTTTATCAAATTTATGCCCTACCCTTGTTAATTCACCAATGACGTGTCGAAACAAAAATTCCGACATTTCATTAGCTACTTCTTCTTTGTACTCGTCAATTTGCGCTCGCAGTTGTTCTTTCGTCAAAGACTCGACGTTATTATTAACCTTAGGGAATTCTATAATGTTATCAGTCATCTGATGCCAATGCTCGTAGGAGCTGTGTCCATGTTGTTGTAAAAGTATTTATATTATTCCTGGCTAAATTGAACCTATCACTTGTTGTAAAACGTCGAATAAAGTCAGGATCTGATTGTTGCATATTAAGTACACCTTTTGCGACAGAATATGCTACGTTCGCATGCTGTGTAGGATTCTCATGCCAATCATAAGAAATTGTTGCACCGCTTGCGGTTTCAGTAAGTGCACCAAGGTTGGGGTGAATACAAACCAAACCTGATTTGATTGCCTCAATCAACGAGATGCAAGATGTTTCTTTCCATGTATTTGGATATAGGAAAATATGAGATTTATCCAATGTATCCAATACAAGACGGTTATTTACCGATCCGTGATAAGTCATCTTGGGATGTGCTTCAATTTTATCAAACAATGGTTGGTAAGGTTCATCTCTATGACCCCAACCATATATACCAAATGACGAAAACACATCAAGATGGATGTTATCAAATTCTTTTGCTAATTGTTCAAAGATAGGAATAAGTAATTCCAAACCACGGTGCGGAGTTGTATGATATACAAAACGAATAGTTTCATAATCTTTTTCTTCCGAAGGTTTGTAATCTTTTTCAATAGCATTAGGAATTACCGAGCACATTGAGTGCGGTATACCATAATAAGTGATATACTGATCTCGTTGCCATTGTGAAACGAAAACAATATGGTCAAAATTATTCCAACCTTTTTCTTTTAGAATTTTGTTTTCAGGATCCTCGGCAAGATCATGGCACCATAGGATATTTTTAACATCGCCTTTCATATCACGTGGACGTGACAAGTGGATAGCATATTCCTGTAACAGAGCAGGATCTACTCCGTCTATCAGGCGTGCCCTCATCATTTCAGTACCACCCTTGGATTTAACTGATAGTTCAGACTCCTCAACCACGCCTTTATAGATACAGCTCATTTATTAAACTCCTTGATTGTTAAATTCTTTTAATGAATCCCAACGAAAAGAACGCCATCCTGGTGCCTTCACGTCATAAACCGCGAGAACATCATTGTTAGGTTTTTTCTTTTGGATTTGTTCCTCAATATCTCGTTGAGGTGGCAACATTTCTTCATTGAGTGTTGCAAACATTAGTCGCTCATCACCATTCTTTTTTGTGAAAGTAATTTCGCATACACCGACTTTAAGTGCATTAATAATTTCATTCTTGTCCATAATATAATCTTTCTATGTTAGTTTAGTTAATCTTCAAATTTAATTAGTTCAAAATCTCTTAAGATTTCAAAGCAGGTGGTTGCCGTATCACTTGTCGGTTCAGATTTCATACGTGCAATAAATTGATCTACGTATTGCAATTCTTTACCGTGGTCGGCTGCGATACCAAGAGCTTCGAAAAATGTTTCAATGTCATATGGATTTTCATAGAATATCCGACTCGAGTATTTTTCCTTCTTGGTCGCATTTGAACTTTTGCTCTTTGACATTTTTATATGTTACTTCCTTTTCATAAATATTTTCTAATGCACTATGAAAAGCTCCGAGCGTGCCATTATTATGTATCCTGTACGTTTTAACATCAAACTTATAATCTAAAACATATTTGGGCTGAATTGGTGTTGCATAAGAGTTAACAATTTCTTCTACAACTTTACCATTAAAATACCGTCTTGAATCTGTTGAATAGTCACATCCATCACGAGTCAATTGGACCAAGATAAAATTATCGGAACCAATAGTATTTATAACAGGTTTTAATTCGTCAACAAAACCACCATCTGAGATAGCGTAATCCTTTGACAAATCAATTTCATTTGCTACCTGCAAACCAAAGTAATCCAAACCACGTTTAGGTTTTACTATTATTTCTGATACGTATATCATAGCTTCACGGCATGACATATGACCAAGATCCATATGTGGAACTTCTTTTACTGAGCGGTCGTCATATCGTTTCATAAACCAATCGTAATCAACATCAAAGTATCTTGCTGTTTCTCTATATAACTGATATTTAAAAGAAAGGTGCTTATAACCTTTTTCTTTAAAATAATCAGCGGCAGCATCTTTGCCTGATCTAGGTGGTCCGTTAAATAGGAATATCATATAAAAGTATCTTCCACAATTAGTTTTAGTTCGGCACTGATAGCAGTGTTCCATTCACCAGGCATCATACCTGACAAAATAAAGTCACGGTCTTCATCAGTAAGATACGGAAGACATTCATCAACACTGCCGTAACCTGACTGATACATTGCCCAACCTTGTGGGTCAACAGGAATATCCTTTGACCGAGTCAGACCGGTGTATGCTGATTTGCGTTTGATAATCATTGGTATCTCCTTGTGATTCTAGACTATAATAATCTATTCTATAAGATATGTCAATGACTTTATGTGGTTTCGGTGAATTTTTGCTTGGACAATTCCATTATAATAATCGTCACGCAATAAAACATCACGTAAGATTTGTTCCCGGAGTTCTAAATATCCGAGCTCACCTTTCTTATGGCATAGGTGTAGTATTTCTCTATGGAAATTGTCGGCGCCTTTTTCTTCAACCATCAGTTTGACTTCTTCAGATGAACCATAATATTTTTGCCAATCAGTCTCAACGATTTTAATACGTCGACGGGTTTTACCTTTAAGAGGTGGTAGGCGCCTTTTTGACATTAGCAATTTTTTGCCAATGTATTTCTTATCATTGGACTTGTCCGTAATACAGTAGACAAATCCAACATAGTCTTCAATCATTTCTGAGGTAAATTCTTCACCGTTATGAAACCACATAATATAACTCCTTTGATAGAGTTATTTATGTCAGTCCTCACGAACGCCGTTTCCCCAATCAATTACTACAGGAAACCTCGGAATGCCGTCAGGTGTTGGCGCAAAGTAACGTAAAGTACACCAATTAGGTTTATCACCGTTGTCATACATTTCTTTAAGTAATGCTTGATTACCACGTACACCTGCACCAAATTGAGTACCATCTTTTAACTCAAGGATAAACCGTTTGATATGTCCTGCCCAATTACCTTTGCCTTCTTCAACACCGATAACTGTGAACTCATCAGTTAGGAACTCTTTACGTTTAAGTAAAAACTTTGACCGTTTGTTTTGTTGGTAAACTTCATCAGCACGGACCATTTGTCCTTCGTAACCTGCTTCAAGGTATCCACCATATTTAGTGTCAATTTCTTCAAAGCTACGTACTTCTTCTGTTTTAACAACTTGAATACAAGGATCAAATTCCAATAGGCATATTTCATCAATTCGTTTTGAGAATATTTCATTTGAACTGATTAGATCATAAACGTGATATTCTACCAATCTTCTTGAGTCTTTAATATCCCAAGGTTCTGGTTTTGTTTTGCGAACCAATGATGTGATCTTATTAAAGTTTTCACGGAGGTCATGGTTGTATAACTCACCATCAAGAATAGCATCAGGGTGTTTATCAAAATACCATTTTAAACTTTCATGGATATGAGGTACACTGATGATTTCTTTAAACCCACGAGACCACAATCCATCCGCTCGAGCAATACACCGAATACCATCTAATTTTGGTTGAGTATAATATCTTTGAGTTTCAAAGTTAATTGTAACATCTTCATACTTTGCAGCCAACATCGGTTTGATCTTAGTGAATTTATCAATATCAGCAATGGTTTTGAAATAGCCACGTTCAAGTTTTTTATCATAGTCTGAGTTCATTTCAGATAAAGCCTGTTCCTCAAGCGAGGTTTCATTTGCCTTACCGACATTTTTTTGCTCAACTATTTTCCAACCTGACGTGACTTTTTTGCCGTCCAACAAACCTGCTGTACTGCGCCAACCATAGGTATCACCATCTACGCCTACTTCACCAAACCATACACGGATTGCTTCTTTTGAATCACGTTTATAGATTGATTCGGTGTTCACAATTACTTTCATGGTCTTAACATCCTCATACAGGTAAATACTGAATTTTCGTTAAGACAATCCGACCAAATGTGGATCAGATACCAACTCATCAGCACAAGAGCAAATGCAATTGCTATTCCATAAATAAATTTAGTCAATTGATATTTCCTCCTCTTCTTCAAAACGCACAAATGCTTTAAGTGTTCTACCATCATCTTGTAGTTGAAACTTTAGCTCTTGTACACGGTGTTTCGCATAGGCGCGGCCGTTATTATCCACAACCTCAAAACGAGTAACTTTGTCGCCAAACATAATGTACTCATCATCAATAATCATATCAGTTGTAAGTTTCATTAGCGCCTCATACTTGCAATTGCAACCGCATCTTCTTTACGAGTGATAGGAACACCGTTAGATTTATGCATTTGACCAATACCGATGATATAATCACCAGTATATTGTGTTGCTTCCTTTTTAGCACCGTTACCAGCAACCTTATCAGAGGTCATACGTGGTCCTGTGTCATAATCAGGAATAGTATTAGTATTACGTGCCTTTGTTTTACCAACACCCATCTTTGCCAACCATTTCTCATGCTCGACCGCCGCTTTTTTATCACGTGGTGTTAGTTTCTTTTTTGAATTACCGTGGACTTGTACACCACGAACCATATGCATAGACATTAAGCTGCCTCCGTTTCCATTTGCTTTTCAAGGCGCTCAGCACGTGCCTCATAATCTTCAGCAATCATAACAATTTCTTCAATCAACTCTTCACGAGATTTACCAAAATTATCAGCACGGCGAGATAAGGCACGTAAGCGCTCAGCAATTATAATACATTCAATCATATTACACCTCCACAAACATAGTTTTAATTTCTTCTTCATCAAAGCCATGACCATGGCCTTTAACTTGTTCAAACAATTCTTGAAGCATATCAAATGATTCAGATTGGAATAAGTAAAGTGGATTGCCGCCAGCAGGACCGTTTGCCTGCAATAGAGTTGCGGTACAACCGTGTTCGGTTGCAAATTGTAGTACCTCACCGTGTGTGGGTTCTGATGAAATGTCGAGTTCAACTTGATATGTCATTTGCTTTTTCCTCTATTTGATAATTCTAATATAACTGATTCTAAAGCATTTGTCAATAGTTAAAAAGGACCATCTCCAAAATTTCTCGTGTTCTCGATTTCATTAGCTAATTCATTATAACCGCCAATATATTTTCCGTGCCACCAAATTTGAGGAACCGTTGTATAATCAGATTTGCGTTCAAGCAATTCATCTCTAAAATTTGTAAAGGTTATATCTTTATATTCTGTCGCAATATCGTGAGACTGCGCAAGTCTTTTTGCTCTTAAGCAAAATCCACAAGTTGGTGTTCCGTAAATTTCAATCATCGGTTTTCCTTTCTGTTATATATGCACCTTCAGGTAAGTCGAGGGCAAAACTAAAATCTCTAAACATATCAGCAGTCATAGCGATTACACTATACTTTTGAAGATCTTCATCCCATTGCCTAATATAAACAATATCGTCATATAAAATATACTCAACATCTTCATATTCGCCAGTTTGATCTAATACTTGAACTGCGGTTTCATCCCAATCCATTTCTATGGTAAACATTTTAGTATCTCCCAAGTTTCACGCCAATCTTTAACGTGATGATTTGTTCCTGCTTTATTAACACGTGCCAAAGGATAATCATTACCTCCGATATCCATTTTATCACCAAAGAACTGTATATCATCATCAGCATTAAAATCATCCATGATTTGTGATTTATCTTTACCGATAGGATATATGTCTAATCCCGTATCACCGCCAACCGCGGCATGAAGACCCATTGATTCTGATCCGAAAACATAATTAAAGT